ATGTATATAATAGGATCGGAGAAAGGTGTTGTTATCGCCTCCTCTCCTTCCATCTTTCTAACTGCACCATCTCTAAATCTAACATTAAGACAATCAGTAAAAATGTTTTGTGCAAGAGAAGCGGCGGGTAAATCCTTTACTACACCTGCAGATGCTATATCATTAATCGGTACGACTTGACCTGCCATTTATTTCTCCTTTAAGAACACTCTTTTTGACCTGTGAGCGGGTCGATAAAGCAAGCCTCAACCGTTCCCGTTTCTTGTACCACTTCCGCAGCTTCGCTAGGTACCTGCGCTTCTTCTTCCACGGTTTCTTCAATGGTATTAAGGATTCCAAACCGTTTCCCTGACATCCGGAACGTAGTGCATCCCTTCGCCCCGCCCTTCCAGGCATCAACATAGACCTTTTTAAAGTCTTCATAAGAGACATCATCTCCGACGTTACAAGTTTTTGAACATGCAGAATCAATATAATGCTGTGCTAATAGTAATACAGCTAAGTGCTCCTGCACCGAAATATCATTTGCACTGCGGCCTTTTACACCACGTGCATAAGCATAGTCTTCTACTCTTTCAATAATCGGCCCATCAAATGTTTGAATGGTACGATCGTAGTAATGCGAAAATACAGGTTCAATACCACCTGAGATGTTGTCGGCCACAATAGATATAGTGCCAGTAGGGGCAATAGAAGTAAGGTGACTATTTCGGATACCATGTTCTCTGATCTCCTTTTTAACAGAAGCTGGAAGTGTACGAATAAAATTAGATTGTAAGTAAGCTTCACGATAAAGTGGGAATGCGCCTTTCTCTGCTGCTAGTCGCGCAGATGCTCTGTAGCAATTGTCACGCAAGCACGCGAATACTTTTTCTGCCCACACAAGAAATTCTGGTGAGGCATACGGCATTCCAAGCAGTTCTCCGGCATTAGCCAAACCAGTGATGCCAAGTCCCATACGGCGCTTGTTCTTTGCTTCATCTGATTGTTGTTTAAGTGGGTAGATGGTTCGGTCAATAATATTGTCCTGTGCTCTAACAACTTCTGGAATATCCTTTTTAAATTGTGTAAAGTTAAAGCCGTCAGCTTCAACATACTTAGTAAGATTAAATGAACCAAGTAGGCATGCACCATAAGCGGGTAGTGGCTGCTCGCCACATGGGTTAGTAGCAGCAATCTCTTCACAGTAGTGAAGGTTGTTCATCTCCGTAATGCGGTCAACAAACAGCACACCAGGTTCTGCCCAATCCCAAGTCGACGACATGATTTCATCCCACAACGCTTTTGCGGATATCGTTTTGTAGTCGATGCCATCGAAGCACAGTGTGAAAGAATCGTCGCTATCATTAGTTAGCGCCTCCATAAACGCATCAGTAATGCCTACACTAATATTAAACCCGGTTAGCTTATCGCTATTACGCTTAGCTTGAATAAACTCTTCAATGTCTGGATGGTCTACTCGTAGTACTCCCATCTGTGCGCCACGTCGATGGCCTGATGATGCAATTGTTTGACAGACAGCATCAAAGATACCCATAAAAGAAATAGGTCCGGAAGACTGTGAGTCTAGTGATTTAATCTTTGCACCACGTGGGCGAATCTTACTAAAGTCGTAACCAATACCACCACCTCGGCGCATAGTCTCAGCGGCTTCAGCTGCTCTATCCATAATAGAAGCCATGCTATCTTCAATCTCACCAGATACAAAACAGTTATACGCTGTTGTAATACGACGAGATCCAATAGCAGACTGTACTCTACCAGCGGGGAGGAACCTCATATTCCCTAGAATATCTTCTAGGCTATATCGATGTTCTTCATTATCACATAGGGTCTTAGCAATTCTTTTAATCTTGTCATCAAATGTTTCATCTGACTGACGGTATTTCATCTTATCAATTTCTTCAGCAATGGTTGTAGTTGGTCCAGTATATTCAGTATTGTGCATATTTTTATTCCCCTATATGGTTAGATGCGCCTTCCTCTTATAGGGGACATTTAATTCAAATCTACACCATTCGCATTCTTTTTACAAGGCGATCAGCTCGGTTAGTTACTTGCTGATACCAACGGCTATCAACCATTTCGACAGCAGCCCTATGCCAATCACCAGCATCTACAGCAGCCTTCATACCTTTAAACTTACTTAGCCTAGACCTTCCCATATTAAACATCATATTAGCAATAATCAATTGGACTTGCTCAGGCAGAATGCTAAAGTTGGGGTATAAGAGTGTGCACTCCGATAACACTGTTTCGACATCACTAGCGAAGCACTCATTGACTCTATCTTCTGAGACTGGTGTTCCAACTGGTAGTCCATACTCAGGATCGCTATTGAGAATAAGGTGACCAATACCAAAAGTAGGGAGGCCAAGATGATCCAAGTAGATCTCATACTTACAGCCCTCGTCAATCTTAAGTTCTTCTCTAAGGGTCTCTATATTCATTTAGTTAGCCCTGCTTTCTTTTCATATGTACGTAAAGTTCCAATACCAAGCATACCTCCTAGAACAGGCAGCAGGGTCCCCATATCAAACTCGGGTAGTACAGGTAGCTCTGTACCTGTTAAGGCTACCACAAAGAGCAGGATGGGCTGTAGAACAAAGTGATATGCAAAGGCTGATGCACATACCCAACCAACTGCTGGTCTCCAGCCACCTTTAAAAATACTTGTACTAGCTGCCTCAGCTTTATTAATTTCAAGCTGCGCCATTAATTGTTCTTGGGCATGACGTTCCGACATTGTTGCAATCTCATGGGCAAGCTTTGCTCTTTGATCGGCATCAGGTATAAACTTATCTAGGATACCTGTGACTGGTCCTATAAGTGCTTCAAGCATAGTGTCCTCCTACAGTTCTTGTCCTTTTAACTGTACACATTTAAATTTTTTAGGGGCTAGATCATTACCTTGTAATTCCATAATAGCATTTCCCATTTCATAAGCACGCTCTCTGCATTGCTCGTAGGTTTTGTATGGGCCCCGTGTATCGTTGAACTCCCAACAGTCTGTAGGTACAGACAAGCTGCAAGCTAGTACTAGTGTTTTAAACATAATTAGCCGCCTTTGCTATAGAAACCATAACTGTTATAAGAAGACCTATGGCTACTGCTAGGATAGCCGTAACTAACCCAACAGTTTTCATAGTATCTTCAAATTCCTTGGCTTTCTGTATCATCTCTCGCCTAGCCTTAGCTTCAGCTTCTCGTTGTTCTTGTAACCGTTTAGCACGTTCAGTTAAGATACCTTTCCAAGTACCATGACCAAACCTCATGTCAACCATAGTAGCCACTTCCTGCAACTTCTCTGCTGCGAGTTTAGCATCTATCATTTCTTTAGCTACAGTATCTACCCCAAATTGATCCCCAAGTCCACCACCAGCCTTCTTGTTTCTGGCTTGTTGTACTTGTTTTTCACCTGTGAACAGGTTGTCAATCTGGTTTGCTATTTGTCCAATATCTTGAACAGTGTTAATATGAGTCTTAATAAAGTCTACACTCTGTTTAACAAGTGCAATCCCAGCTAAGGCAGTACTGATAGGTTCCATTGTAGCTCCTTATAACTTCATTAACAGGGATGCAGCAAGGCCAACGACTATTACCGTTGAACCCATTATCATTGCTTCTAAACGCCACATACGTTTGTCTAATGACTCAAGTTTACCGTGAACCATCTCATAACGTACTGCACATTCTTTTTCGTGGGCGTTTAATTCTAATTGAACACGTAGTTCAGGGGTGAGGTCTGAAGACTGTTCTAGTTTCATTCTGGTTTAGTAGGCCACACAACATCGTCAAGCGAGGTGTAGCTGTCAGTAATGTCACGCAATGCCTGACGGTATGCTGTACGCTCGGCGCTCATTGTAAGGTCAGACAATGCCCACCAATCGGTAGCCGCAATCAAGAGGTCACGCTCGGCGCGTAACAGCTTCAAAGGCTCCGCTGTATTAAGCTCGGTTAGCTTTGCGTTGACGGTTGCCCAGCTACATCCCCAGTCAGCTACGTTGCTGCTTTCGATCGCTGAACCGTTAGCGTCTGCTCCAGTGACTTTGCGGAACATCTCGTTGAACTCTGCCTCAGTGGTAGGTTCGCCACGGAGTACCCATTCGGTAATGCCTAACTCTGTTAGGGCTTCTGATATTGATGCCATTTTGTTTACTCCTGTTTATCCTGCGATTTCCATAGCGATAAGTGTAGAACTTGTATTTCCACCAAACGTGTTTCCATACGCCGACCTGTTTATATAAGACGGATAAGATGACCCGCCGTTAGCATTACACTTCACAGCGTATGTTATTGCGCTTGTTGTTGCGGGACTGTCTAAAAAGTTTATGGGTAACTGTGCCATAGCGTATTCGTTAAACGATCTCCACGATGTGTTAGCCGCAAAAGTATCTATTCCGCTAGTTAAGCCAGCACCTACTATTGTAGAGCCTCTAAACAGGCCAAGACTAATGTTAAAACCGTTAGAGTATTGCCCAACACTAACTGAGGCCATCAGGTAAATCTTGCTTGAGACTGAGGCTGGAGTTATCGAAAGAGACAAACTTATATCTGTAAATGTACTGTTATCAGCCGCGCCTGTGGCAATAGTTTGTTGAGCAGTATTTATAGCTTGCACAATCTGAACCACACTCCCAGCCACATTCAGCCCCAAGTCAGCTGCAGTTGGTGCGCCACCCGCCGTGTTTTGGATTGTGGAGACTTTTAATATACTTGTCATTGTGCAATCTCCATTAGAGTAAGCGTGGAAATCGGGGTTCCTATATAATCTGCACCGTTACTGTAGCTTGAGTTTCTGTTTACAAAAACAGTGTAGCCTGTGCTGTAACCTCCAATGTCAACGCTGTATTGGGTCGAACTAGTTGTGCTAGGTGTGTCTAAATATTCAAATCCACCGGACCACATATCATAAGTATTCCCGCCACCACCATAATGTATATAGTTAAATGTAACTGGTGTACGGATTCCAGCACCCGAGCCAAGTGAGCCAGAAACTGTTGCGCCGTTTCTTAACAACCGACCCCTAAATTGAAAATAAGTTGTTGACCAATTCAGGTTTAATTTCACAAGGATTTTGTTACTTGCAGACGTAGGCGTGATGTTACAACGAAGCCCTGTTACCTCAACAAAGTTAGGACCAATAGCTGTGGAAAAAGTGCCATCGAAAACAGTTTGAACAACCTGAACCACACTACCCGCTGCTGGCACAAGGTCAGCAATCTGCACACCGTTGCCAGCAGTCTTTTCGGTGATTGTATCAACGTATAACGTACTCATTGTGCAATCTCCACTACTATGTAACTTGAAACGTTGTCGTTTGTGCCGCCGCTGGATGTAAACCCAATTTGACTAGAGCCGCCAGCAACCTTCACAAACATTTTGTATCTTATCAGTGAAGTAGTGCTTGGTGTGTCTATCCAATTGAAACCTACATGATGCCAACTAGATCCGTTCAAAGACATAATGTCATATGCGCTATTTCCAATGTTTGGGAAATCGTAGGTCGTATTGCCTGTGTATCTCACCATTTTATGATAGGTGTAAGAAGTATTGTTATATGTAGGGAAAGAAGCCATCACCAGTATCTTACTAGACGCTGATATTGGCGTTATGTCTACATAATGGCCACCCGTAGAAATGTCCACGAATGAGGTAGAAGTAACATTTACATAACTCTGAGCTTGGGTGTAACCGTTTGTTCCCGGAGTGGCTTGAACAACTTGAAGCATCTTACCACCAACACCCGCTGGCAGCGTCATCCCATTCGGAAACGATGGCTTGCCTGTGCTTGGGTCAATCGTAACAGCAGACGTACCCGCCGCATTGTTTATCTGATCTACATTAAGAATACTAGCCATTTACACCACCGTTAAATTTCCGTTAACAGTTAGCGTTACGCTACTATCAACCGTTAAGGGTCCAACAGCTAAAGCATTGTCTGTCGCACCTATAGTTACATTTGAAGTAAGAGTTTGTGAATGAACACGGAAAATATCACCCTTGCCGTTTGTAGTATCACCAGCAGCACCGTTGTTTCCATCAAAGTATCCTGCTCCAGCTTGAACACCGGTTAAAGCAGAACCGTCACCAGTATAAGAAGTAGCAGCTACTGTCCCTGTTACAGATACGCCTGTAGCGGTAGTGGCAAGGCGTTTAGTCCCATCAAAATACAACGAAGATTCACCATCATCATTGAAAACAGCAAAACTTTCGCCCCACGCCTTTGAACCAATAATCACTCTGTCATCGCTTAGTAAACGAACTTCAGAATCTGCGTTTTGTCCTTCAACGATTAAGTTTGTTCCGTCTGAGTATATACTGCCATCAGAGCCAGCACCAAACTGCGCCTTGTCGTTATCACCTAAATTTAAATTACCGCCTAGCGTTAAGTTTCCAGTAATATCACCATTACCATCAATGTCTAAACTATCAGCTTGCAATTCACCTGTAATGTCTACACCATCAGACTTTGTTGTTAGCTTTAGGTTGTTGTCATAACGCAATGCTACTGGACCATTTTCTGTAGCAGTAATCATAAACTCACCAGTTGAGCCGTTAATAGCTACTGTACTTCCGGTAATAGCATTGCCATTAACCTCAAGATCACCGCCAAGCTGCGGAGTAGTATCATCAACTACAGCAGTAATACCTGCTGCTGGTAAGTTTGTAAGATTGGCTCCAGATACTGCTGGTAAAACAGCAGGGAATACTGCATTAGTTAAAGTGCCTGTGAGTTGTGTTGCATCAATAGACTTATTAGTAAGAGTTTGGGTGCCTGTAAGTGTTGCTACAGTACTATCAATATTAAGGGTAACAGCACCCGTAGTACCACCACCAGTAAGCCCTGTACCAGCAGTAACTTCGGTAATATCACCCGTAGGCACTGTAGCTACTTGAGTATCTACGTATGCCTTAATAGCTTGTTGGGTAGATAGCGCCGCAGCACTATCACTTCCCATGTTGTCTTCATCCAGAATAGTCGTTACAGTAGCACCTGTTGCAAACTGTAAGTCCGTATCTACAACAATATTATCTACCGTAACGGTTCCTGCAAAGTCCTTATCAGCGGAATTCGCTAATTCTCTTGCCCTAGTCATCTACTATTCCTCTTCAACCGGAGCCATTGCAGCAGCTTCAGCCTCTGCTTGTCGCACTGCTGCTGTCTTCACGACATCATTGTCAAAGGCAAAAGCAACTATAGCTTCTCTTGTCGCTGGTATTTGGATGCCATTGTCGAGGCAGTGTTGGACTGTTAGCTGCACGATTTCGTCATTGGCAATCCTTGCGCGTTCAGTCACTGCGTTCTCAGCCCACTCTTGCGGAGACAATGCAGCGTATTCCAGTCCTTTGAACTGAGTATCTGTCAGTTCGATTTGTATTGTTTGTGTCATTGTTTTTACTCCGTTGAATTAGCCAATTAGATAAACACCCACTGCGTTATAACCACCTGTGTAAGCATTTGCATATGTAGCATTAGAAGCAACTTCTAGATAATCACCAGCAGCTAGATTAAATACTTGTTGTTTTGAGGTAGTTGCTGAGCCACCAGTAGGGTCATAAGACTGCACCCAGTTTCCCCCACTGGAGCCGTTTTTTAAGAAAGCCCAAAGATGATAAGTGCTACTAGTTGAGTGATGAGCTGTCGCATAAATCATATATTTACCCGCGATTGGTGCGGTGAAACGTCCAATACTATTGTTCCAATGGCTACCAATATTGTGGTCAACAGTAGCAAATCCTTGCCATATATAAGTAGAAGCTTGATAATTCCAACTACCATAAGCCATAAAGCTAGGCTGATACGGCATCGTCACACGGCCTGAACTGTCTATTCGGAGGCGTTCTGCGCCAGAAGATGTTCCGGTAAAAAACGCCATATCGCCATTGCCTTGAGTGGCAATAGTTCCATTTCCAACAGTGCTACCACCATTTAAAACCTCAAAGAAAATGCCGGAACCAGCCGCTGCATTAGCGTTGTTTCTTACATTGACTCGTGTTGCGGCGGTACCATCTTCTACTGCAAGCCGAAATGAAGGGGTTGGACTACCAATCCCCACGTTGCCGCTGCTGTCGATGCGCATACGTTCTGCGTTGTTAGTTCCAATAACCAATGGATAATTGGCTCTTTGCATCACTTCGGCAGCACCATTTGACAACTGGCTGATATCAAATGAGTCAGTTAAAAATGTGGTGTTGTTTCCCCTAATGGAAACATATGCGCTTTGTCCAGCTATAGCCTCAACTGTTCCTATAGCCGCACCAGAACTAGGTGAAACAGTCAGCCCATCAGACGTCACAGTGCCCGTGACATCCACGCCTGTGGCAGTGGTGGATAGTTTAGTTGCATTATCATAGTAAAGATGAATTGCACCATTATCATTAATGATCATATGCGTTTCATTGTTACCGACATCTGTAAAACGCCACGAATTATTCGTTTGAATATAATTATTGCCAGTTCCTAAATCTCTAATCAGATTGTCAGAACCATCGTGGTGAATATCAAATTGACCGCCAGCACCAAAGATGGCTTTGTCGTTGTCGCCGAGGGTAATGTCGTTGCCATTGGTGTCTAGGTTGCCGCCAAGCTGCGGGGTAGTGTCGTTTACTACATCAGACGCAATGCCTGTTAGGGCAGAGCCATCACCCGTATAAGACGTTGCCGCTACTGTGCCAGTAACATTTACGCCAGTGGCGGTAGTGGAGAGTTTAGCAGATGAAGAAGTGCCGTTATCGTGAAACAAAGTTGCTGTGCCAGTCGAAGTGTTAAACTGTGCAAGGTTTCTGCTACTGCCGTTTGTTATATTGATTGCCGCACCGCTAGATTGGATGTATAAGTTGCCAGTACCATTTTCATTAATCCACGAGTGAGTG